GGGGTACTTAGAGAGTCAGCGATGATTCTCTTTGTTTTCGAATTAATTGCAGTGCAATGATTCGAAAGAATCCATTAATTCGTTCATTTGGAAGGAGTTTGCTTATGCCAGACAACAAGAGTCGTGTGCGTGACAGGGCCATTCCTGTTCCTCACGGACCAGTATTGACCCGATTGGGTTGGAAAGAATCTCGATCCAACCTGAGTCAGCCATGGACTAAGATCCCTGGTTCCGACGTCTATTATAACGGCGTCGGTGCTTTGGGATACCCAGGTTTGTACATTGAGCGTACGTGGGATGAAACCCACGGGCACTTTCCGTATAAGACTGGCGGTCCATTTAAGTCTATAAAGATAGACTCTTGCAAAACTTCTGTGAACGATGTTCCTCAGAAGTTTAGTGAAGTTGTGGGAAGTGGTATTTTTGTGCGAAATGATAACCTCGAACGATATGTTGGAGGTTTCATGTTGCCGACGGATTTACAGTTCGGGTCGGGATTTTCTATAACTCCCTATTCGACTATACTTTCGCCTACCTCTTCTCACTTCGTAAATTTGTCTGGATATGGTGACTCGGCCTATGCTAAGCTTAGGCCGAAGCTGGAACAAGCAAGTGGTGGAGTATTTCTCGCTGAATTAAGCGATTTACCCCATATGCTTAAGACTACTTCGAAAGGCTTCCATGATATTTGGAAATCTATCGGAGGTAAGACTGTTAGCAGAATCATGCAGCCTAAAAAGACTGCTGATCACTTCTTGAACCACCAGTTCGGCTGGGTTCCGTTCCTAAACGATCTCGATTCGTTTTATAAAACATTTCGAGATACTGAAATTCTGATTGCTAAATTAACAGCACAGAATAATCAGTGGGTTCGGAAGCGTGCCACCATTGCTGAGTCGGTTAGTGTTAGTCTTGTTCCTCCTGGGGTAATATCAGGGAATATTTTATTCCCGAATACTAGTCTCAATGGAACAGACTATAATAACGGCGGCCCCTTTTACTATCTTGTAGATCGTACAACGACTACAGTTAGTGCTAGTGGGAAGTTTCGTTATTACCGACCAGAGTTTGATATGACAAGAGAAGATTATTCTTCTGCTTTACGATCCATACAGCGTCAATTGACGCTCTATGGACTCCGTATAAGTCCATCAAACATCTACAAAGCTACTCCTTGGACGTGGGCGATCGATTGGGTATCAAATGCCGGCAAGCTTATTGACCGTGCAAATGATTACTTACTCGATTCCGTTGCGTCCCAGTATCTTTTTGTGTCGTGTCACACGAAGAAGGAAAGGATTTTAGTTCAATTTCTTCCCTTCAAATCGCGGCACACTATACTGAGTTTTAGTCGTTCAATCGACATAAAACAAAGACAAGAAGATGCAAGTCCATATGGATTCAACCTGTCCGTGGCTAACTTAACGCCGCGGCAATTAGCGATTGCTGGAGCTCTTGGTATTACTAGATGGTGAAAGCCATCTGTATATCAAGCCAGCGATCTATCTGCCTACGGAATTACGGTGGAGAGGGGATGAGCTCCCTAGTCATCACCGTAGGGTTAATGCTCCTTTAAACTTCGGAGATCAACCACTATGTTTGCCGACCCTCAATCAATTACTGTCAATGCTGTTGCTCAGTCAATGCCTCGAATTCAAATCGATGGCAAGAAATGTATCTATCAGAAATCTGATGGTACTTTCACTTTGACTATATCGCATCAAGTTATTTCCGGTGATCGAGTTCGCTCGATGGCCAGATTTGACCAAAAAGCGGTAGTCCCAGACCCGTTAACTGCTGTTAACGATTATGAGACATTGAGCTTTTACGTTGTGATCGATAGACCCCTCGCGGGGTTTACTTCGACACAGACGGATCAGCTAATAACCGGATTTAAAACCTGGTTAGACAGCACCGCGATCGCTAAACTTTACGGTCAGGAGTCTTAACATGAAATTCAATTACAAACAGTTCTTGAATTCTCTGTTACCGGTTGCGTTGGGGTTATTCCTTACGCATTTAAACACTTCCGATGAAAAGGAAGCTGTTAAAGGAGAAATTCCTCCGGAGACCAAGAAAGGAGAGACTTTAAATGTCCCTACTTCCCTTGATCGAAATCCCTCTTGAAGACGTGAAACTACTGGATTCTCATGGAAATGAGATTCCGGCAAGCCACATCCCAGATACGGACGGATATTTAATCTGTTCGATCTGTGATGAGTTGTTTTGCTACGGCCGCATATGGGAACATGAAAATGGACCCATCTGTAACCGTTGCTTACGACTTGAAAGTTAGTCGATCAATTACAGTGCGTAAATGATTGAAGGCGTCTTTACGGACGTTAGGTAAACGTACGTGGCTTGAATTTTCGCTTCCGAATGAGGAGGCTAAATTGAAAAGCAACGTAAGTGATTATCTGGAGTTGGTAGATTGTGTCTATAAAGACGCAACTGCCAAGTGTCCCGCTGACGTCTCTGATTTACGTGATCTAAAAACCATAAGATCACGAGTTGAAGACGAGGGGTTATCCTTTTTAACGATAACCCTTCCCAAGTTCGCCAATGACCTCTTGCGAGGCTTGGAACAAGGATTTGTTGACTCGGATCTTTTCCCTCGCTGGATGCGACAGAAAGGATCTGTGATGCCTGCATTTTTGCAGGGGATCACAAGTCATATCTTCAACTTTGAGACAGGAAAGGTACTTTACGATGAAATATCCCCCAGTAATGGAGGTTCTCCAAGCGATTTTTCTTACTATGTTGATGCTGTACGGCAGATATGCCTTACTCTCAACAAACTTAAGAAGGGATGCACTCCGAAAAGAGAAGCATCCGCGCTTGAAAATTTCACCGAAATTGAGAACTCGCTTTCAACTTTTTCTCTCCCTGCAGAAGAGCATGCCAAGTTTTTGGCAGCTTCTTCTTTGCTCTGGGGCAATATGTTTACTGATTTTCAGTGTACAGATTGTATACCAGTGCATGGTCCAGGGACTACCGCTGAACGAATTACCGGAAACGGTAAATTCTCTTGGCGGCGTTGGCACGATCGTCTTGAGCCTTACTTCCCTCTTATTGATAACGGGTACCCAATCGGGACCCCTATCGATTCTGAGGAGCTCAAAATGGTTACGATCGTTCCGGAACATTTGGAATCGCCCGTTCGGGTGGTTACAGTTCCGAAAACGTTGAAAGCACCCAGAATCATAGCAATAGAACCCGTATGCATGCAATATGTGCAGCACGGGATTCAAGATTGGCTTTATCGCCGTCTTGAGTCGCATTGGATGTCTTCTGGTCATGTTAATTTCACTGACCAAAAGATAAACCAAAGGTTAGCTATGATTGGTTCCGAGACAGGTCAATTTGCAACGATTGATCTTTCTGATGCGAGTGATCGTGTTCCACGTGATCTTGCTATGGAAATGTTTCGCTCGAATCGTGATCTTTTCGATTCTATCGACGCATGTCGTTCGACCAGTGCGAAGCTCCCAAGCGGACAAATAATTATTCCGTTGAAGAAATTCGCTTCTATGGGTAGTGCTCTTTGCTTTCCAGTTGAAGCTATGTATTTCTACACGATATGTGTAGTAGCTTTGCTGGATTGCAATGACCTTTCCTATACATTCGAGAACGCTTATCGCGTTTCTCGTGATGTATATGTGTATGGTGACGATATTATCGTCCCTACAGCATATGCGGGCGTTGTTCTCGATTACCTACAAAAATACAATTGTAAGGTAAACTTCAATAAGACTTTCTATTCTGGAAAGTTTAGAGAGTCATGTGGAGTTGAGGCTTTTGCCGGTATAGAGGTAACACCTATATACGTAAGGCAAGAACCTCCTGAGAACAAGCACCAAGCTTCAAGTATTATCTCATGGATTGCCACCGCAAATCTCTTTTACAAAAAGGGAATGTGGAGGACAACCCAGTTCATGCGTAACAAGTGTGAACGGTTGATAGGGCCTTTGCCTTATCTTCCTGAGAGTACTGAAGGAATTGGCCATATCTCATTTTTAGGCCGAAATGTACGTTCTATCGGAAGATGGAACCCATTTCTGCATCGTTTTGAAGTTAGAACGATGGTTCCTAAGCCAGTGCGTCGCACTGACGTGCTGAATGGATATGGGGCTCTTACTAAAGCTTTCCAGGGTCTGGAAGGGAGGCTTACATCCTCTTTTGAAGGTTCGCACCTTCGTCGGAGAGAAATCTCTGATCCAGTCCTTGAACGCTCGTTCGAGCATTCTGTACTTCGCGGCGAAGTCGCACTGAAACGCCGCTGGGTCGCTACCTCATAAGGTAGCGGGTGACCTCATGGTCATGGGGGGACATCCGGGTCTTGCGGCTGGTTGCCGCAGGCTTCCCGCAGTGCATGTCCCC